TGTGAAATCGCCTCGGTGCAACCATCCCACCATTAGCGGCCTGCCAGCATCAATCTCAATTTCAATGTCCTCGACCCTTACATTTTTACGAAACTCAGCGTCGAGGCCAAGTGATCTCAACGCAGAAACCTGAGCGTGGATTTCTGTCGTGTCGCCAAACTTACGTCGCACCTGTCGATAAGCGTCTTGGCTTTTTACGCCATGGTGAAATGCAACGACCATGGCAGCGGCTGCATCAAAGCATTCTCTGTAGCCATAGCCGGTGAGGCTATCTAGCTGGTTGTAATACGGGACTCCAAAAACCTCTTGGTGAATGCCGCTTGTCTTCCACATCTCAAACCATTCGGCCTCGTCATCAAGTAATTCTTGGTCAATGGCACGTTCCAGCTCCGCAATCGCAGCTAGTTGATGTGGGTCGTCTTTTTTGAAAAACTGAAAAAACGGAAGGAGTGACAATAAACCCACAACTATGACCCAAACCCACATTTACTTTTCAACCCGTCCTCCAGGGAACAGTAGATCCTGCACATACTTACAAGCAACGTCATCAAGCTGGTTGTCGGTTTGCTTGCTGATCTTGATCAGACAATCCATCAACAGCTGTTTTACCGCTGGTGATTTGATGAACGCAAACAGAATTGGCCTTAGGAGTAACAGCATGGAAACACTGCATGTGCCAAAAGTCTAGTGTCTGTCTTGGATGCCTTCAAGACGAGCAATTGCCCTTTCAGCGTCACTGAGCCGCGCAAAAACCTCTGTTGAAATAGCTGCTTGCTCTCGGCGGAAAAGATCGACTTGAGAGCTTAAATTGTCTACAGCACTTGTGAGGCGCACCAACGTATCACGACCTTGCAGGCTTTCGCGGCTTGCACTCTTAACAGCAAGGGCACCTGCCCCCACACTTGCCCCAGCTATAGCAGCCCAGATTTCAACCACCATCCGACCAATAGCGTTGTTTCATCATGGCAGAAGAACAGGTTAAGCAAGAACAGGAGCAGGAATCCGAATCAACGCCGTTGGCGGATTTCGTAAAGCTAGCTGTTCTTACATGGTCGATTGTGATGCTCAGCCTTAACTACCTGGGCTATGTCAAAGCAATGGACCCAACCTTTCCTGCTTCGTTGCTTACTGGAACGATGACCAGCTTTGGCGTCAACATCAAACGCGCCAATGGCAAGAAAAAAGAAGACCCTACAATTACTGAACAAGCCCCTACGTCCAAGCCCAAATGAGACGTTTTCTTTTTGTATCGTGCCTAACATTGTTTGCGATAAGTCCTGCGTCAGCGGACATTACGCACAAAATTCAATCCAGCATTTCGCTAACTGTTGATGGAGCGGCGTCCCAAGCAATTAGGCTTCCTTCTTCAATGGCAGTATCTGGCTCTAACGTCACTTTGGGTACTGCTCCATCTTTGGGGACACTTAGTTCCGGCACCGCTCTTGGTTATACTCCTGGCGCTTACAGTATTACTACTGCTGGTGACAGCTTTTCGTATTCAGAGTCATACCTAGAAGGTGATGACGTCCCAGCCTTACTGTCTACAACTGTTACCTCTGGCGTAGTTCCTGCGCTACCTATCTTCTCCAACACAACAACAACGGCAGGCGGCGTTGCTGGAACGCTGGCTGGAACAATTGCAACAGACGGTGCCTTAACTGTCACTGCTGGTGGAGCTGGTACAACAGCAATCGGTCAAGTTATTCAGGAGCTGACAATTAAATAATGCGTGTCTTACTACTTGCTCTTTATGCAGGCTTTGACCTGCTAGCAACTGCTGCTGCAGTAGCAATCCCAGTCGTTCCAAACTTTCAACAAGGAGTGCTAAGCAGCACAACAAAAACAACGTCAAAGGTTGTTGAAGTCATCAACTCTTACGAGTACAGAACAGGTTATGAATACAGCGCAAGTGGAACAAATATTGCCCCCGTTGGTGGCGCGATTGCTCCGGCTAGTCTGACCACAACAACTAACACTCTTAATGGTGTTTCTAGTCGTTGGACTGGTCTTGACCCTGCGAGCAAACCTGTCTGGAACATTGTCAAACAAGGTGCATCGTTCCAATTTGTTGAAACGCTCCAAGGGCCAGGACTCACAAATCACACCATAATTACCAGAGAAACAGACATCGAATCTTTGACAGAAACAACAAGCACCTTTAGCCAATGAAGCGAGTTATTGCAGCCCTTTTGCTTATTGCTGGGCCTGTCAACGCTCAGGTCTCAAGCACTGCCGCTCCAGTTGCGAACAGCTCTGGATCAGTTACAAACCAAGCTGTGCAGGTAACCAATTCAAAAAACTTTGAGTATCGCTACAACGGATTTAGCTGCCAAGGAACAAGCCTCACGATTAATCCTTTCATCAGCTCCACAACAGGCTGGGCAGACCCTTACGAGAAATACTACAAGGAACCTATCTACGACACGCTTGATCTTGTTGGTGCGTTTGACCCTGAAGGTAATCCCGTCCCAGATGGCAGGCCAGACAATCCAGGCAATGTCCTTTTCTATAAGCCAATGAGGACAGGACAAAAAACTAACTTCTCAATTAACGGCGGAATTACTGCCTCCATTTCGATACCTCTAGACCGCGCTCACATTAAAAGCTGTCATAAAGCAGCTGAAAGACAGGTGGCATTGCTAGACGCTGCATTGGCAGATAAACGCCTTAACTACGAGCTTGCAAGACTTAAAAACTGCGCTGAACTAATGCAAAAAGGCATAATATTTCACCCCAAGTCGCCCTACAGCAAGATCTGTGCTGATGTTGTCTTAACGAATCCACCAAGCGTCTTGCCGCCCCACATCCATTCAATACCTACTTCTTTAAAAACCGTTGAAACCTCCGGCGCTGCCAAGCTGACTCAACAACAGTCTTCTTCCCCAGCTTCTCTTTAATTTTCTTGATCGTCTTTTTAACAAGAGGCTTGATCGTCTTGAGCAAGATATCGCCTAATGGTTTGGCTAGGACTGCCGCTGTCGTCGCGACAACCGCAATCGTTGCAGTCGTGACCACAACAGGCGAGCCAGGTAAATGGTTGCCGAGAATCGTTGGTATGTCCAGCGACTTGAACTGGGTTTCGCATTCTCCATTGATCCGCTTGTAACCAGTGATGACAGCAGTCTGAAGCTTATTTTTTGCGCCTATAGGTATTGCGTCGGGTGGCGGACATGGCAGTTCCACGTCTAAGTTTGGAGTGTCAGGCGATTGAGGCACGCTTGGCGAAGGGGACTTAGCCGGTTGCTTGTCAGCCGGTTTTTCTTTGGGGTCTATTGCTGGCGGTTTTGCTGGCCCATAAGTCAACGTTCCAGGTGTGAAATCTATTGGGTCATACGACGGCATCGTGCCATCACAAACCGTGAAATTGCCCTTTGGATCGTTGCCGTAAGCAGTTTCATTTCCAGGCTGTGTGCTTCGTGTCTCTACACAACCCGGTATTTCCGCAACGGGAAAGCCAAGCATCAATGTGATCGGCGGCTCTTGCGGAAGGCTTTGCGGAGGGATACCTTGCCACGTTGGTATCTCTGGGACGCCAATGCGCCCCACACCTATATCAGGTATTTCAGGCACTTAGTCAGAATGGTGACGTAGGCAGTTCAATGGCTGGACCTGTAGCTGATGGCAGTTCAGGCATCACGTCATCAATCTGGCCAGGTACTACATCAGTGACCATCTTGGTCAGCTCAAGCTTTAGCTCACTCATGTAATACTTTGTCAGTGATGGGATGCGCGTGTAAAGCATCAACGATCCAACGACCATTGTTGCTGACATCACAAAACCAAGCGTGCCAAACAGGTTAAAAACTTTTTGCATGGTAAAAATCCAAAAAAATACCCTTCCTTGGTGTGAGTCAAGAAAGGGCGTGTCTCTTCCGATTAAAGGCTAGCTCAGAAAGCCCACTTGACGCCAAATTTGGATCCTACGGAAGGATCTTCTTCTGCAGTGATGAAGCTTAGTTCGCCATAGATGCCAAAAGCATCAGACACTTGTACGTTGCCACCTACTTTGCCGGACAGTTCAAACTCACCGTCTTCGCCTTGCGGGCTAGAAAAAGCTGGACCGCCCTGGGCGTAGTAGCTGTAAACGCCTTCGCCGCCTTCAAATCCAATGTGAAAATCTGTGGTTGCGCCTAAATAGTCGCCGCCTGAATAACCAGCGTTATTCTCGACGTTCACATAAGGGCCTGCCAAGGCAGCTGAACCAGCGAGAACACCAGAAACAGCTACTGCGAATGCTTTGATCATTTGTAGAAGGGGTTGAGTTTTCTTGGACCAGATTAGCTGGCCCAGTCAATGGACAGTTTTGGATGTGATCTACACGATCAGTTTTCATCCGTTCCAGGGAACGTGGAAAAGTGACGCTTATGCAGTCCGGTATAAAGACCGCGTTGTGGATGATCTGGATCGTCGCGCTTTTCTAGCTTGTAAAGCATTTCAAGCCAAATCAGGCGATTGTTCATCGCAACTAAATCTTCTGCCCCTGGCTTGCAGGGGATCATTGGATCAGGTCTAGCAGTCACGTCGTTCGTCTTCGTAAAGGTCATCGTCTGGATTAAACGCCAGAACAAGAGCTGTCAATACAACCCCAGTCAGCGCACCAAAAATAAAGGTCATCAGGCTGACCAAGGAAGGCCAGTGCCTGTTGTTGGAGTGCGCTTTTCAGTAAGTTGATTGTCCAAAGCAGCATGGATTTCTGCAACCTTGTCTGCACCACCGATTGCAGCCTGTGCCCAAGAAATAGCTTGCGCTTTAGTCACCTTGTCATAAGCAATCATGCTGTCTGATTCAGCGGCTTCCAATCCGACTGAGCCATACGCGCCAGCGGAATAAACGCCATCCTCAGTTGTGGCATTAACGGTGTAATGCAATGTCGAAATCATTCCGTCTGACAAGTTGCGGTCGCACTGGCTGACTTTCCAGGTGTAGGTGTTTGCCATGAAATAAAAGCAATGAAGTGAGTTTAACTGCAGAGCCCCGCGTTGCCACGGGGCGGGATGCCGCTAGGCGATACCAGCATCAGTCAGACGCTGTTCAAGGGTTTCGATTTTTGCGATTGCTTCTTGAAGTGCAGCAGTTAGTAATGGAACAAGTTTGGATTGGTCGATTCCTTGCATTCTTTCACCATCCTTTTCACCTGTTACAGCTTCAGGTACAACAGTTTGTGCCTCATGAGCAATAAAACCATCAACTGTCTTTTTAGTGTCAACAATAAAATTAAAACGTTTTGGTAAAAGTTTTTTGACACGAGTAATACCGTCAGTAATCTCAATAATATTTTCTTTAAGTCTATAATCAGAGCTGGTTTCAAAAGAAGTACTTGCGCCTTTGTAAACTATTCCACCGACATAAGACCCGACGGAGTACAAAGCCAATGCGTCCCTGTCTGAACTTGTGTTTTTAACTAAATTGATTCTGCCAGCATTCCCACCTGAATTTTGAATATTTGCACCAGGGACGCTGGCCGTGAAAGAAGTGCATCCGACAAAAAGCACACCCGAGCTGTCGATTCGTATCCGCTCGTTAGGGCTATTCCCATCATTTCCATCATTAGTGTGAAAAGTTAACACGCCTTTTTGATCATCAGAAGATCCGTCGTGCGAAGATTGCACACTAGCAAGAGTTGATACTTCTGATCCGCTTTGCGTGCCCCTAAATAATATTTTGTTGTATCGGTTGCCAGCAGCATCACTTGGGCTTGTATTCGTAATTGATAAAGAGTTTGTATTACTGCCGCCAGCAATTTCTAACAAAGCACTGCTTAATAAAGAAGAAGATGTCCCAATCAGCAGCCTGCCGTTGCCGTCGAGTCGCATCCGCTCAGTGCCATTGCTACCACCTGTTTTAAATCCAAGCTCAGCACCACCAGTCGCTGGGTGTGCAGCGATGATATGTGCAACAGCACTTTCGCTTGAAAATTTTAAGTAATCACTTGTCGCGGAGTTTAATCGGATTGAAGTAGTACTGCCCAAGGCAGTGCCAATTTCTAAATTTGCGGTTGGGCTTGTATTTTCAATACCAACATTGCCCGAGCCTTCAACATAGAAAATGCTGCCAGTGTTATTAAGCACATTAAGCAGTGCAGATGTGTTTCCAGGGCCTCTTGCATGTTCAATCTTAAATAAATCACCGGTGTTGTTAGTTGCTCCGCCCTGATCACACTTAAAATAAAAATGTGGGTTGTTATTCGTGCCACTGACTGCATGAACACGCCCAGTGGGTGACGTTATCCCTACGCCAACATTCCCCGAGCTGTCGATTTGCATCGCCTCATTCAAGCCTGAAACAGAACTTGAATCAGCGCCAATATAGAATCTAAGGGCAGAGTTCCCTGCCATCCCAATAGCAGATTCAAAGTTGCCTGAGGCAGTTCTTTGGAAAGCAAGAGCAGGCGCATCATTGGCGCTAATAGTTAATTGAGCATCAGAAAGTGGTGCCGAAGTCCCGATGCCCACATTTCCCGAGCTGTCAATACGCATTTTCTCATTATCTTGAATGCCAAACTGCATACTTTGATCTGTGTGATTAACAGTGATAAAGCCTGCATTTCTTTCAGCAGCCGAACCACTTCCGTCTGAAAATTGTATTAACGAAGAAGCATCGCTTGCGCCGTGAATAACGCAAGAAGCACTTTCGCCACTCCCTGAACGTTGAAGAACAAGCTTTGCATTATTCCCGAAAGGAGAAGGATCGGTGCTCCCAATCCCAACTCTGCCCGAGCTGTCAACAGTTACGCGCTGCGTTCCAGCAGTTGTGATTGCTACTTGATCCCCAGCAGGTGAGAAAACACCTGTGTTTGTATCACTTGCAAAGTAAATACTTGGGGCGGCTGCAGTGCCTAGCGGGAAACTAATCTTTCCATTTGCACTAATCAAACCAGTGGTTGCCAGTGTTGAATCAAGCGTTACTCCACCCGTGACATCTAACGTTCCAGGAACATCAACGTTGCTCGTAAATTCAACGCCTGATCCGCCAGCATCAGTTTGCAGTAGTTGACGCGCAGTGCCGTTTGCAAGCTTGCTAACTGCAATCTCAGCAGAAGCATTGATGTCGGCATTAACGATCGTTCCATCCAGCAGCATCGTGCTAGTGACCGTTCCAGTGTCACCCGTTGTAATAACAGTGCCGGTCACATTTGGCAGTGTGATCGTGCGATCAGCAGTCGGATTTGTGACTGCCAAAGTTGTCTCATGGTCATCAGCAGCACTGCCTTCAAAAACAACATCAACGCCAGTGCCTAAATTTAAGTTGCCGGTCATTGTGCCGCCAGCTAACTGAAGCTTTTCTGTGTCAAGCTCTTGCAAAGCAGACTGCACATTTGTAGCAATAATGTTGCCTGCAGCTACAACAGAAATATTCGATGCAGTTTGCCCGGCGATCGCATTACTTACATCGATTAATGAGTACTCGGAGCCGACCCCCTGCGACAGCAGCATGTCTGGGGGCGCAAGAGCAACTGCCGGAGCTGCTCCACTACCCGTTCCACTAATGGAAACAACCACATAGTGATTCAGGTTTGTTCCTGTAGGGGCAGGCAAGGCAGCGCCTGCCGTAAATCCAGCCGATGAACCTGCTGTTGTGACAGTTGAAAGCAGGTTCGTGTTTGCGTTATAAACACCAGCATTCACCAAGTTGCCGGTTAACAGCGTGATTGGGACGTAAGCAGACCCGGTATAGATATAAAGATCAGCCGTCGTCTCGTCGTAGAAGAACTGTCCCTTGTAATCACCAGAAGGGAAAATTGTGACGTTGTCGCTGCCAAGCGCACCGCCAAATTTAGTAGTCGCTTGATCGGCTAACTTAACGCCGGTAACAGCAGAGTTAGCAAGAATTGAGGTAGGGATTGTTCCTGAAGTCAGCTTTGCTGCTGAGTGATCAGGAATATCGCTGGCTAACAGTGTCGTTCCAGCAGACACCAAACCTTGGGCCGTAACTGTCACTTTCGTGTAAGTGTCAGCCGCAACAGTGTTGTTGACACTTAGGTTGCCGCTTACGTCAACAGTTAACCCGTCGCCAGGAATAACCGCCCCACGAGCAGAAGCCGTTGCAATAGGAAGATCACTTGAAACCAGCGTTCGACCGCCTGTGATCAAACCATTTGTGTCATAGGTAACGACGTGATGCGTTCCACTAGAGGTGACAGCGTTGTTGATCTCAATGGTGTCGCCATCCATGATGAGACCATTGCCGTTGACGACAACACCGCCTTTTGCGCTTGTCGTTGCTGTAGGCAAATCACTGCCGACAACTGTTCTATAACCAACGACGCCACCGCTTCCAGTAGGACCAGCAAGAAACTGTGCTGCTGATGTTGTGTTGTCAATTGTTGCGCTTAAAGTTGCAGTGTCGCCACTAACAGTGCTGACAATATTGATTTCGCCAGTGGTGCTCCCAGCAACAGTATTGACAGACCCGGCAGCTTTTAAGTTTTGCCAGCTAGAACCGTCGTACAAATAAAGCTTGTTGTCATCAGTATCAAAAGCAAGCTGACCAGTGAACGCCCCAGCACTGGGGAGCGTTGTCACCAAATCAACTGTTGATTCATTGGCAAGCTTGTCGGCGGTAATTGCGTCGTTATTGACTTTGGCCGTCGTAACCGCTAAATCCGCTAAGGCTGCTGTTGCGATATCGCCAGCAGCAAACAGGATCTTTGCGCCAGGGATAGCGTCGTCACTGATTACGGTGACGCCGTTAGCAATTAGGTCTGCAACCGTGATTTTCTTGGTTTCACTGGCTGAGTCATCAACAATCGCCAGTTCATCGGCTGCGACTAAGTTTCCCCCAGCTAGGGCGGCAAGTTCACTGATTTTTAGATCAGCCATGAGCTTTGGCCCTCCTGGGCTTAAATGTCGGAACTTTCAAGCATCAGTTTAGCTGTGCCATCCTGATCCAAGAGTATGTCATCACTATTCTCCTGCAAGACAGCTTGAGAAGGCGTCAGGCTCACCTTTAAATCCACGCTTCCAGTCGTTACAAAATCAGCGGAAAGCTCCACAATGCTTGCCGGAGAAAACTGCATTGCACAAGCAGTTAAAACACCCGTAAACTCGTACCAAATTTCATCGTTTGCAGCCTCAGCGACCCCGCTTGGGTTATAGCCAGGGGATTTTAAATAAAATCTTGCCTTAAATTGAGCCCCAACTTTTGTCCGCAACGCCAGTTGCACTAAGTATTGGGGCAATTCGTTAACAGTGTCGCCTCTGTATTCCCATTCACAAGCCATTCTGCCAGACCCAGAAAGCAAAGTCCCAATACGGCTGCGAAAGTCGTCTGACAATGTTGTGGTGTCAACAGTTTCCCGCTCAGTGTTTAGCTCGTAGCTCTTGACTCGGGCTAACAATCTAAAATCATTGCTTTCAACTTTAACCTGAATAGGAATGGTTGAAGCAGGGGTCGCCAATGCGGTTGCATTTGTTGGCCCGCCATTAATTGCATTAGCAAAAGTGTCATAAAGCCGAACGCCATCAAGGTCATCAATGTGCAAAAACTTTTTAACGCTGCTTTTGCTGTATCCAGAGATAAACGATAATGCTGCCCCGTTTGTGCTTTTAATTTCAACCTGATCGCCAGTCAACAACTGACCATGTTGGAAATCAAAACTAAACCGCTTGCGCGTCACATTTACATCACTGGTGTTAACAGTCGAAACCAACTCTCCTGCTTCAAATTGTCTTTGCAGTTCAACCCTGCCAAACGTTCCTAAATAGACGCTCATTAGATCGAAACTGCAGAAAGAGCACCAGTGCCGACAAACGAAATTTCAGCGCGTGCCAGATCAGCAGTAGCAGCACCAATGCTGGCGCTTGTTACATATGCAGTCATTTTGATGTCGTTGTTGTCCGTTCCATCGTTCCATCGAAACGTCAAAACAACGGTGTCACTAGAGGAAACGCCTGCTGTGCCAGTCTTTACAAGCTTATTTAGCAAACTGCTGGTGTTGATGCTGCCGTTATCTGCCTTGTAATACAACAGAGTTGCGCTGCCGGAGTAGCCCAAAATGCCTGGGCTATAGCTACGAAGATTTTCACCTAACGTTGTCGTCTCAAGCGTTTCTAGGCTTGATTGGACAGAAAAGCTGATGACCTTGGCAAGGGTCGAGCCGTTGACCTGCATGGTCCCATCTCTGCCGCTGTAAACCTTTGCCATTAGGTCAGCACGCCGATCAGATTCACTGTAACAGTGCTTACCCCTGGTCGCACCTGTACTTGCTGTGGGGCGCTTTCATACCTCCATCGATTGCCAGAGTTAGCAGCGCCTAGGTCTCTCTTGTGTCCAGCCCAACCCAGCCTAGTGTTGTCGGCAATTTCAAAAGTGCTAAACGTTCCAGTGGTCTCAGAATCAAAATGGATCAGAAACAACGCAGCATTTGCGTCTGTGATGTTTGAGTACGTCAAAGACAGTTTCATGTTGGTGCGCTTGTCCCCGTACAGAATCCTTGTCTCCGCGCCACTCTGTGCCTTAAAAGTCTTTACCGGATAGTCGCCCGACTCAAACGAACGACTTGTGGGAACCAGGTTTGGGAAAGCCATTAGAAGATTTTAAAACTGCCGTTAACGATGGAATCCACCAACTTGCTGCGCCCGTCTGAGAAACAAGGGTGCTCAGAAGCAACAATATCAACCGTGCCCTCTTGGGAGAAGGTTAGTTGCTCTACAACGTAGACGTTCTGCGAAACGCTGTCGTCAATCATTGCAAACACTGAACTAGCAAAGGTGCTTTCAGAAACGGTTTTATTGCTAACCGTCATAACGCCATCCTGCACGTCTTCTGAATCAGCTTTGAAATAACTGACTCTGTACTGACCATCTGCAAAGTCAGTCAGGCTTGTAACCGCTCCGGCGGCATTGATCGTTCCGTTTCTTGTGCTGCTGTATGGGCTTGAACGAGTAGCCACTTTTATGTAGTCACCTGCCGTGAGATCTAGCCCGTCCAATGTTGTTGAAAAACTAATCGTATGCGTAACTAGCCTGCGCAGACTTAAGAAATATTTAGCCACCATTATTGCGTGATGCTCAGAAGTGCAGAAAGTTGTTAGGTCAAATTGCTCCTGGGGTAGCAGCTCGACTCTTGGGTCTGAATAGCCGCCGCCTGTGCCTTTTACAGTCACTGCTTTTTCTTCAGGTAGCTTGTTAGGGCTTTCTTTGCGATAACGAACGATTGCTTGGAACGTTCGTCGTTCTTCTCCTCCAAGATATTCAACCTTGTAGCTATCCTCTAAGATGTTGCCTTCGGTAAACAACTGCTTAATACGCACAGCTCCCTGGTTAAATTGCCCAAGGTTGTTGACAGGAAAAGCAGGTTTTAAAGAAAACTTTCCATCAGTTATAACAAAATTACATAAAAAATACGGGGCAACGTCTGAAATGAATTGGCGAAGGTTTGTTCTTTCAGTTATCGGACCATTGAAGAACA